ACGATCACCGTAGTGAAAGCTGATGCGTCCGAGCTGTACGAGCTCGACAGCAAGCTGAGAACGGCATTGATGCAGTTGCCATACACTGACGCGAGATTCATTCGCGTGAGCGTATTTCCGATGCAAGACAGCGCCTATGAAGCCTCTGAATTACGGATGGGGGTATGGAGCGCCCAATCTGTAACATTAGTTTTGAAAGATTAAGCAAAGGAGTAATTAAATGGCAGCAATCGATTACGCCGGCTTGAACCACGATCTGTATTTCGGGGACAAGACTGGTAAAAACTTCAAGCAAGTACTGGGTGTGAACGACCTAGACTTTGACAATGACAAGGATGAGGTGACACGTGATTTTATCGACGGTACAAACCTCAAACTTATCAAATCGTTCAAATCGACTATCAAGTTCAAGGTGACTGACATCGGACAGGATAACCTCAAAAACATCGTGCCTGGCTATATCTATAACAGTGGCGAGACGATTGACGGCACTACTGGCATTACTGTCGGCACAAAGGGTGCTGTACAGGTTGGCTTGCAAAAAGGCAGCTCGACACAGGTACCTGGCGTATTCAAGCTGGTGCCGAAATTAGCAGCTCAAGCAGGTCATACATTGTTCATGCTTGACGCTACGGCAACCCTGAGTGACATCAGCCAAGAAGACGGTTTGACTGAGTTTGAAATCAGCGTAACTGGCAAGTTGATCAAGGGCGACCTGACATTTGCGTAACAGGGGTGACACGGTACTAAAAACACCGTGTCAATACCTAAATTGATAAAAAGTAATGTAGTTTTTACAACTATGGAATGGAGAATGAGATGGCGTTTAAGTTTAATAAAACTCAAAGCCAGACTAATGTGCCGCGTGTTGTCATGGCACTTGAAATGAGCGACAACGGCAACGTGAGCACCTTGAAATATGTCGTTCCGCGTCTAAGCCGTACAAAAGTGGTTGCAGCTCAATATGATGCTAGGCGTAGCGTCAAGGGTGTGGGCAGTGCACAGCTACAGGCGATTGTTTCTAATTCACTAAGTGGCGAGCTGCTTTCTAGTCTAGAACCAATTGATGGTGCGCCAGAAGTAGATAAACTCGTCGAGTTAATCGGAGATGAAAACCTCGAAGCATTCATGACAGAGCTATTCAGGCTCGCGACTGAGGATTACGCAACATTGCGCGCCGAGGGGGTCGAGGTATTGCAGTAATGGAAGACCACGAGCAGCAGTATGATCCAGAAAAGCTAGCCTTGCTGATTGAAAAACAGACCAAGGATATTTTGAAAAATCAGAAAATCACCGCTGCTGCTCTAGTTTACTATTATCAAATACCGTTTGCCGAGGCGGTAGAGATGCCATACGGAGACTCTGAATTATTAGTCAAAGCAGCTCGTGTATTCAAGGCACAAGAGGCGTTACAACAAATGGCAGTAATTACCGCTGCGCTGAGCGGTAAAAAGGCTAACAAACTGATCAGTTTATTGGAGAAGCAGGCAAAATGGTAGGGTTATTTGGCAGATTCAAGGTATTTTTCCAGACGAGACTCAAACTCGTCAATATTTTCAATGTCAGAGACGACAAGCGAACCACCAATGATTTTTTCGCCAATCGTCGTAATCCCGATGGTATTGCCATTTCGCACAAAGCCCTCTATCGTTCGATAATTGATTGTACGAGTGAGCCTGCCGTTTCTGAACTTGATGGCGGTATCTGTCAGCTCAAAAGAAACGTTGCGGTATTTTCTATAGGCGAGCCAAGCGGTTACACCAAATGTAATCATGTGCAGCCAAAACCAAAAAACCAGCTTTTTTATAAGCCACTTTTTAGACAGATGATATTGTTTATTCATTTAAGAGTTCCTTTCGTCTTATACCACAATCATAGCATAGACAGGGTAATAACGTCATGAACCAAGGCGAGATTATTATCACATATCGTGTTGATTCGAGTGGTGCAATCACCGCTATGAGCAATGTCCAAAAAAAGATGCACGAGAGCGAGAGAAATCTCAACTCGACTCAATCAAAATATGGCAAGTTTTTTGACGGGCTAAATCAGGGCTTTGGTGGCGTTGCTAATACGATAAAAAAATTTGGTATCGTCGCTGCCGGTGTTATCGGTGGCGGTACATTTGGTGCAAAACAGTTTATCGACCTCGCCAGTGGCTTGCAAACAACACAAGCGCAGATGGCGTCGCTCACTGGGTCAACCGAGGCGGCCAACAAGGTTTTTGGTCAACTGTACAATCAGGTACTTGGTAAGCCAATCGCTTTTCCCGACGCCTCAAAAGCAGCCTCTACATTATTAGGCTATGGGCGCACGGCACAGCAGGTTATACCAGACATGGACACTCTGGGTAGGCTGTCTATCGTTTCTGGTGCAAATTTGCAGAATTTAGCACTGGTTTTTGGACAGGTTACGAGCCGTGGTGCGCTGTTTGGACAAGATGCTTTACAGCTGATCAACAATAATATCCCGTTGACTACCATCTTGGCCAAGAAGTTCGGTATTTCTATGGAAGAGGCTGCTGGAAGAATCAATGGTGGCAAGGTTAGCGCTGAGGAGTTTACCGCCGCCATGGCGGAATATGCGCAGAGCCTAGATATTAGCAAGTTCTCAAACACGTTTCAAAACAGGATGATTAGCTTGCAGGGCTCGATTCGGTCACTCGGTCTAGAGATTATTGGTGTACGAGTGGATTCTGAAAAGGGTCTGATAGTTGACCAAAACGGACTATTTGCCAGGTTTAGTGATGGCGTCACAAAACTTACTGCTTTTTTGAAAGAAAACAAGCAAACGATTGTTAATTTTGCCAACTTCATCATAGACAATGCTGTGCCAGCCATTGCAGCGCTAGGCTCAGCGTTTGTAGCAATGAAAGTTGGTCAGTTTGCGACAACGATAGCAAAAAGTGCCATCGGTTTGCGAGGTTTCATCGGCGCTTTAAAGAATGGGCAGTCGACCATGGCGGCATTCAATGCGGTAGCCGGGCTAAATCCATTTACAATCATAGCCGTGGCAATTGCCGCAGTTGTCGGTGCACTGGTGTTTTTGCAGGTAAAGTTCAATATCTTTGGCCAAGCGTGGAACGCCATCACGGCAGTATGGGGTGCAGCAGTTGGCTGGTTCAGCGGAGTGTTCGGAGCTATTGGGCAGATTGTTAGCGGGTTTGTTAGTGGTGTAGTCGGCTTTTTTAGTAGTATTTGGATAGGTATCACAACCGTATTTAATAACGTTGTAGCTTTCTTGCAGCAATGGGGGCTTACAATTTTGGCGGTGATATTTGCGCCAGTGGCGCTGATCATCGGGCTGTTCTTTACATTTAAGGATCAAATATTTGCCGTGTTCCAAGCCGTCTGGGATTTCATCGTAGCGACGTTCACCCCAGTGGTGCAGTTCTTCGGCGGAATATTTACTGGCGCCTGGAATCTTATTGCGGGCGTATGGGGAGCGGCTGTCGGATGGTTCGGCAGCATATGGGGCGGTATAGTCGGCGTGTTTAGCGTCGTAGCCGGTTGGTTTGGTGGAGTATTCAGAGGAGCTTGGAATGCTATAGTCAGTGTATTTGGAGGATTAGCGGGCTGGTTCAGAGGCATCTGGAACGGTGTGGTTGGTATTTTTGGTAGCGTAGGTGTGTCTATAGGCAATGCTATCGGCGGGGCGTTCAGAGGTGCCATAAATGGTGTGCTAGGCTTTGTTTCTGGAATGATTAACGGATTTATCAACTCGATAAACTGGGCGACAGGTATTATCAACGCTATTCCTGGCGTCCATATTCCAAAAATACCGAACCTCAATATTCCGCAGCTTGCAGAGGGTGGTATCGCCACAAAAGCAACCCTAGCCATGATTGGTGAGGGTAATGAACCAGAGGCTGTCATTCCACTGAGCAAGCTGAGCCAGTTCTTGAAGAACTCTATGGACGAGAGAGGCACTGGCACATCATCTGGCGGTAATACGCCGCAAATCAACCAAACCGTCAACCTGACAAACGGCATCGACGTTGACCAATATAACCGCAGCCTGGTGCAGCAGATGAGGAGGGGCTAGATATGAGAACGTATGACGTACAGATCACTAATATGCGCACTAACGAGAGTGTATTTCTGGCGGGCAGCAAACAGGGGTTATCACACCTAACACCGCCACTGAAAGGGTTTGGTGACCCCGACGTACGCAACAGCCAGTATGTATTTTCTGGTGCTGACGGCGGCAGCGTAGATGAGCAGTTCTATGGTGTTCGACAGATACCATTGAGCTTTTTCGTGTTAGTGGAGCATGACGGAAAACTGGCCGAGATGCACGCCGAGATGGCAAAAATTGCTAGAACCATCAAAATCCGCGACAAGTTGCGAGTGCAGCTATTCACGCCAACTGGACGCGTCTACCAAACCATCGCCAAACTGACGCAGTCTCTTGATCCAAAGATTGAGTGGCCTCTCATTGCCGACTATGACATCGAGCTGGTTGCTGGCGACCCGCGAATGTACGACTACACTGACGGTGCCGCACAGAGAGTTACGCTCGAGCGACCGCGTGACGGCGGACTGTTATGGAGCCCGACAGGTTTACTTTGGGAGCGTGACGGCTTGCACTGGGTAGCCGGCGGAGGAGTGAACCACGCCATCAATGACGGCAATACGTACGTCTGGCCGACAATCACAATTACCGGCAAAGTCACCAACCCGACGGTATCCAACCAGACAACTGGCGAGATTTTAGCACTAAATATCAGCACAACAGACAGCGACACAATCGTATTTGATACATACAACCGAGAGGTGACTCTGAACGGTGTGGGTATCGATAATAACCTCACCAGCAGCCAATACTGGCGTTTAGTGCCAGGGCTGAACGAACTGATCTTCAACACATCAAACAGCACCGATACTGGCACAGCTATCGTTGAGTGGTACAACGGCTACACGGGAGTGGCGTAATGGACGAGTACGTACCACCACGCTACACCATCGAGCTATGGCATCGCGGAAAGACAAAGGTAGCCGACATCACCAGACTTTGCCAAGACCTCGACTGGAGCATGACTCGCAACGGCGTTGAGTCGCTAGATTTTAATATGTCAATGCCAGACTGGGAAGAGAAGTGTCGACGGATCGGCGAGAATCCAAACACTATCTTGAAGCCGTGGGTGAGCGACATCAAAATCAAGCGTAATGGCGAGTATCTGTTTGGCTCGGTAGCGGTGGAAGCGAACCGCAACCTGAATACCGACAATGCACGAGTGTTGGTGCAGTGCGACGGCTACTTGAATCTGATTGACGCGCGATACTTGAACGGCCGCTGGAAAGGTATTGAAACGACGGACATTGCCTGGGGTGTCATTCAGGAGGCGCAGAATCGCCCGAACGGCGACGTCGGCATCACTAGAGGTAGTAAGCAGTACCGCACTGGCATACGACGCGACAGAATGGATGACTGGGAAGATATCAATGCTAAAGATGCCCTCGTGTCGCTAACGAATTTGCAGGACGGTAAGTTCGATTTTCGATTTACCTACGACCGCAAGTTTGAGACGTTTCAGACACTGGGCAACGAACGGCCAGACGTGACAGTGCACTATCCCGATGACGGACTGGGAATTGGCGCCATCCGCATGGAGCTACCGCAGTCTGGAGCAAACTTGTACAACAACATCATAGGTAAGGCCTCTGGCATGGGTGAAGAGACAATTCGTTATAGTGCTGAGGACGTTTTGAGCCAGCAGGAGTTCATCTTACGAGAGAAGGTGCAGTTATACAACAGCATTAAAAATCTGAGCACGCTGGCGGGACACTGCGAGGCTGATGTGGCGGTGATGAGCCGCCTGGTCGATTTGCCACGCGTCACAGTGCGTGGTACGCAATTTGACCTAAATAATATCGGAGTAGGCGATCGTATCGTAGTTGAGCAAAATAAGTATTCATCTTGCTCACTGAGTGGCTATTACCGTATCGAGCAAATATCTGTCAAGGTCGATGAGAATATGAGTGAAGAAATAACTTTAACGCTGGATAATTACGACCTATGAGCGAGCGATTGAATCTAGTGGAGGAGCGTCGCGCCATCAGTAGGTTACGGGCGTTGCTACGTGCCACTGAGCAAATGAAAGCCGCACAGAGAACTAGCAATAAGTCTGGCATTATTTACTATGAGACGAAAAGCGCTCAAGAATATGACGCGATGATACCTGTCGCATATGACCCCGCTTTTCTTGGTGGCAGAATAATCAAGATTGAGACGACATTCACCGCACGCAAACAACAGTGGCCTTACGTGCTGTTTTTGCCGCAGTTTTACATCGGTGACAATCCTGACACGTTGGCGGGTGCACAAATAATTGGCGGCAGCATTATTGACCAGAGCACGCCAGACATTAATAAATTAGAGGTGCCATATCAGCTGTCGTTTAGCGCCAGCGCCACTATCGACAATCCGCCGCAGGGCCAGACGAAATATGTGTACGCTAAGTGTGTTTTTTTGGGGACAGATAGGGGGTCGTTCAGTATGAAAGCGAGCCTGCTATGAATCGGCTGAGTATGTTGCCTGAAAACCAACTGGCAGACATTTTAATGTCGCTCGACCGCAATATCCGCGACCTAAAAACTAGCCAGGTGATGGCATCAAACAGTCTGGTGTTTTACGAGAGCGCCAGCAACGACGAATGGGATTTCAATCAGGTTGCTAACGTGGTTGGTGGACAGCAGCAAGCCTCTGGTGTGCCATTTATCATTACGGCGGCCGCAAAAAAGGATAAGACGTTCTTGTTGGCTGATTTGATTATTGACAAGATGTTGATAAACAGTGCAGCACCGACGCGTATTGACATAATGCCGATATCAAGCGACGCGCGGCATATTCGCAGATGGTTTGCATACGCGTACGTGCGAAAGGGACTGAGCAGTGTGCTGACGCAAATGAAGTGTGCCGTGGTGGCAAATACCAGTGTCGATTTGACAGTCGAAAGTAGGATGTTATGAGGATTCAAGAGATAGACGGAGAGACGATGGCGCGAATCATTACGCGATGCGAGCGTGAGATTGCAGAGATGAAAGCGGCACAGCGTGTTGGTGCTGACGGCGTGCAGGTATTTCGCGTCAAGTTAGAAGCGGCGATCGACAAGCGTGACGCAACGTTTCTGAGGCGGTTCAAAATCGTATTTACGCCGAAAGCCAACACGTATCAGTCGGGTATGGTTTTTAAGCTGATGGTTGGCAGGCGCAGCAGCCATGGCTCAGGACTAGAGGATGTTACTCGATATTTCCAGCGCCGGCGAAGCAGTGGCGGTGTACAGACGTGGCTAAATATATCAGATTTCTTGGTCGACCTCGGCAGCAACACATTCAAAATCTACGCGTTCGCTACGTCTGACGGCGAGCTGAGGGTTGAATATGTCTAATCTGTAATGTGGTAAGTGAAAATGAACGATAAACGAGACAAGGAATCGATGAATCAAACACCCAAAACGGTGCGGGAATTGGGCATCATGATGACTGCGCGCGACGACGTGCTAAATGAAAGGCTGAGTTCAATAAACGATAATGTGTCGCGGTTGGCGGAGTCGGTCAAACAACTGGCTGAATCGAAAGCCGATGCCGAGGAACTGAAAGCCCTGATAGCCCGCGTGGAACTGATGCAAGGCAGTTATTTGTCCAAGAGCGAAGCTAAAATTGGCGCTGGCGTAATGACAGCAGTAATTACCGTGATTGGCTTTATGGTCGATTTAATTGTGAGAGTCGTGAATAAACCGTAAACAGGAGGTAATGATGGCAGTCAAGCAAACCTATAATCCAAATATCAATATCGGTGCGAGAAGCGGCTGGTGCTTGCAGTATGTGGACGACGCGATCAGTGCTCCAGCACGAACACCAAGTGCTAGAGCGGCGTATTTGAACGAGCTTAATGCTGGACGTATCGACACTGGACACGCACCGATTGGTGTGTGGGTGGTCGGATTTTTAGGGTTTTCTCGCGGTCAATATGTGGAGTATGGACACGTATTTTTAATGCGAAAGCGTGGCGACGGTTCAATCGAAATCCACGACAGCGAAGTACACGCTGGGCGACGCGGCATTTATAACAGCATAGAGGAAATCCTGGGGTGGTTTGGTGTTTATGGGCCAGATTATCTAGGTTTTTCATACTGTTGTGATGGACGGCAGATCGCTGAGTATTATGATGAAGTGCAGCCGACCGATCGCAAGATGGAAGAGGACGGCAATGCTCGCGAAGAGCCAAACACTAATTCTGGCGTATTTCAGGAATTAACTCAAGGTGATGTCATCGCTATGAAAGGCTACGTGACGAATGGCGAATCAATCGCCGGTGACACAATCTGGTATGTAACAGCACGTAGCGGCAAATACATGAGTCGCCAGCTGTTTGAGGACAAAGAGTTGCATGATCTGCCAGACCTAACGCCTCAACCCGCACCAGAACCAGAACCAACACCCGAGCCAGAACAGGATTTTAGCAATGTCATCATCGACATCTCCAGTTACCAAACAGCCGAAGTAGTGAATATATTTCCAAAAGTAGCAGGCGCTATTGTCAAAGCCGGCTGGGTCGGGCAGAAATACGGCGGCAACGAGTTCAAACTAGACCCAGATGCAGAACTGTTTGTTACTAAAGCTCGCGAAGCTGGCAAGATGCTGGGGCTTTATTGGCTACCATATTTTTCAACCAGGGAAGAGGCTGAGCAGAACGCTGAATACTTTGTGAAGTGTATCGAGGCTTTAGGAAACGAAGCCGGCGAGCTGTTATTCCTTGACCTTGAACCAGATTTTAAGGGGACTGTTGAGCAAATCAGTGTATTCAGCAACATTGTTTTGCAGAAAACTGGCAAACAAGTATTCACATACGGTGGTGAGGCTATCATCCAAAAACTAGGCTTGCCCCGCGTGGATTGGTATCCAAACTATGGAAATCCAGGCAACTATGCACATGGTTCATTTGTCCACCAGTACTCGGAGACACTAACCATTCCTGGATACGAGGGGAAGTTAGACGCTAATGTCTCGAGTAAGTCCATCGATGAGCTAAGGAGTATGGGCGGGGCAGTATTACCGAAGCCGTCAGAGACCCCAGAGCGGACGAAACCAAGCGAACCGGATACGAAGCCATCCGAGCCAGAGAGGCCGCAGGAAGCGCCGGAAGTAAAACCTGAGCAGCCACGAAAGCCAGAGGGCGACAAGCCAACAGGATTTTGGCGATGGCTGTCGGGGCTAATGGTGGAGTTAGCAAAACTGATCTTAGGGATTTTCAAGAAAAAATAAGGAGGAAATATGAAATCACTAGAAGCACTGAAAAATATTAACTACAAAGACGTTGCCGCGCGAGCGTTATGGACGTTTTTACAAACGTTTATCGCAACATTCTTATTAGCAGGCATAAACCTAGTAAATTTGTTGTTTGCGGCGAGTTGGCGTGAGCTGTGGGCGCTGGCACTAGCGACGACGCTATCTGCGATTGCTGCTGGATTATCGGCCGCCAAGACGATAATTATTGAGTTAGTAAAAGAGATGCGTGATAGCGTCAGTTAGTTGGTGAACCCATGAATTCACAGAAAATAACCATCACCAAATCAAGCCTGTACTTTCGAGAGTGCAAGGCTTGCGGCTGTGTAACGCTACATGTTGGCAAATCCACGCCCGAAATGCCACAAGGCTCGACCTACAACGACTGCTTACAGTGCTTGGTTGATGCGCACAGCGTGCCGGGACTGAGCCGGTGGCACGACCCGAAAACTGGCAAATTGCTGGTTGAGCCACGCGGCAAGACGCCGCCAGTAGCAAAAAGCTGAACCGTTCGGAAATCCCGAACAACTGAAAACCGCCTCGAAAGCTCGGAGGCGGTTTTTGAACTAGAAAGGATTTCTTTATAGTTTAGACTGCGCCAATTGCCATCCAGCTAAAGTAATATGAGCCTCTCAACATGGCACCATCAAAGCGGCGACATCTTGCTGCAAATGATGAGTTTGTAATGTTAACCGCTCCAAATGACGCACCAGCCCACGATGAATTTGGTGTGTCTGTCCACGGATCGCTAGCGTTGCCGTAGCCACTATATGTGCAGATGACAGCTGGTATCGTTCCGCTCTTAAATATCTTCGGAAACGCAACGGTTGTCGTAGTCTCTATTGTGTCGGTTGGGACTATTACTCTTGCTCGACCATACTGAAAAATGACAGGCTCAACTGGTTGACTAGTGCTATCTCGTTTCGCCTGAATGAAGTCTGACCATTTTAAGTGTCGTGGTAGGACTATACTATAATAGAAATATGTTTATGATACTAAAAAGAATCGTTATTCGCTTGTATAAAGAATATCGCTATATTTTCCACGGCAAATAACGTCAATATCGCCTAATCTGTACATTTATAATCAGGAGGATTCATATGGAAAACACTGAAAAAGTACAGAATTATAAGGGCGGCGAAATTCGCCGAACAGTTGACGGCTATTATATTTTCGTCAAAGGCGATGCGCACAGCGGGCCGTACGTGAGTATTTCGGCAGCTAAGGGCACGGTCGACACCACCGAGGCTGAGGCTGAAAGCGAGACAACAGAGCCAGAGGCCCCAGCAGTAGAGTCTGCCGACGAGATTGTCGAGCCAGAAATTGAAAATACCAATGATGAAGCTGAGGCTGAGACGGTCGACACCACCGAGGCTGAGGCTGAAAGTGCTGACGAAAAATAACTATGGCGCTAGGTTTTCCTAATAGCAACGGTGGCCGCACCACTGATAGTGCACTATTCCACGCACTCGGCAATGCTTTTGTCGGCTCGTGGATTAGTGGCTTTAGAGTGCGTCGAGCCAGCCCTGTCGGCATGAATGTGTTGATTGGCGGAGAGAATGGCGTGCCTGATGATTTGCTGATACGCGACGCTATGTCGGCGACGTTCCCGGTGAGTAATTTAAGCACGCAGCCTGTTCAGGCGAGTGTTACCACGGCAAATAGTGCCAACCCACGAATTGACGCGGTGGTGATCTACATCGACACAAACGTGGCTGCGTCGCAAGCCGTCGCTAACAACGAGAATCGCACAAAGGCCGTTGTCGTTCCGGGCACGCCAGCAACCAACCCAAGCGCACCAACGCCCTCGCAAATCAAGGCGAAGATTGGTGCGTCAAATCCATATGAAGTCATCGCTGAAATACGCGTAAACGCTGGCACAACAACAATTCTCGACTCTGTCATCACTGATAGGCGTAATCCAGCCACACTGGCTGACGGGCGGATTAACAGGGCTGAAATGTTCAAGAATGGTGTGATTAGCTCTGACGCACTTGGCAATGATATAGTCCTACCACGACATCTCAACTCGCCATCTCTGTTAGCGTTCAGTGCTGACGGTGCCAGCCAGAGTATTTCGGGTAATATATTGGTTCAAGCTGGCTGGGTACAATTCTGGGGAAATAACACGAAAAGACAACCGGTGCCTGTCGTATTTCCAAAGCAGTTCAAACAAGTCTTCTCAATGTCGCCTACCTTGATTGGCTACAAGACAGGCAGCAAAGCTACCAGCATTAGCGAATTTAATCAGGTGATCGGCAGTGGCTTGAATATTGAATCTGGCGTTGTGACGAATACTGGCACGACGCTCAACGCTTCGACTACTGGCATATTTGGCGGTGCCTGGCATGGGATTTCATGGGTGGCAATTGGAATTGTTTAGGCTTTTTTCACATATTGAATAGTGACAAATGAGATTCTGTATCCAGATTGGTCAGCGTAGGTTTGGATATTGATATTGTTATTGTCAACATAAACAGTCACTGTGTAAGCCTGTTGATCAGCAGCGTGCGGTAAGTTGATAGTCGCGCCAATACTGTCTTCTTTCGCAATACCACGGATATTGATAACCATATCTAATTTTTCAATGCCGTGTGGTTTCGTCGTTTTACCGGCGACTTTTAGTCCGCCCATTGAAAATGTCTTCTGGTAAATAGTGCGCCCATCAATCCATCTCATACCGCTATCGACTTCTGAGGTGCTGCGGTCACCACGAGCAGATGATGATAAATGTCGTGGTAGGACTATACCGTGTAATATTTAGCGAGTTTTCCACAGGTATTAGGAGATATCTACAAAATAGTATGTAAAATGTATGCAAAATGCTTGCATTATGTATGCATGTTTGCTATAATTAAGATAGTCAAGCGAGGCACATTAACAATCAGGAGCACACAATGATAGAACAAATCACAATCAAAGCTTTTATCGGAAGCGAC